CTCTACCCATTTGTAACACAATAGGTGTCCACTGCTTTACATCAAGCCCATTCCATTTGAGCATATCTTTTATAGGTTGATATTGCTTTCCAACAACGCCACCCATTCCACCATACTCATAAGGAACTTGCACAAACACACTTGCTACTTTTGCAAGTTCTTCATCATCATCAAGCCACTCAGGCTCTTCTGAGAGATTACCCTTTGCATTTGCAATGTCAGGGTTTAGACTTCCCTGACCTTTTGCATTTTCTTCGCACCAAGTAAAGAGCCTATTTATTCGCTCTCTTTGAGCTTTCCCAACTCTTCATCGAGTTGTGCTTTAAACTCATAAATGTTTGCATCATTTGTCTGCTCTTCAATGATTTTTTCAATCACTTTTTTATCAGCTTTAAGACACGCTTGAAGTACTTCTTTTGTGTATGATAAACGAGTAGTTACATCATCATCAAGCTTTAAACCTTTATCAATTTGCTTTGTAGTAGCTTCTAAATACTCTACTACTTCAACTTTTCCATCTTCAAACTCATATTCAAATTTGAAACCTTTTCTATTTGCTTTAAACTTTTTCATCTTTTTTTCCTTGTAGTTTTTTAGTAGTTTTTTAAGTGGTGGGAACTACAAAAACCCACCTTGTTATGCGTAAACTATTGAGAAGTTATCGTAACCTGCACTTGATTGACATTCGAATGTTTCATCATAAACAATCTTACCGCTGTCATCACTTTCACTTACTGTTGTTGGATTACAATATGTAGCAGTTAGAGTGATTTTATCTCCAGCTGTTGAGCCAAGTGTTACTACGACTATTTTTTCAGTATTCGACTTTAAGTCAGCCCAATGTGTCGCTACACCTTTAGTTTTTACTGCTTTAACATTTATGGTGGGTTTGATGTCTGAAATATAAAACTCGTTCTTTCCAACTGCATTTGTTTCATTGATTTGATTCCCCGTTTTAAACTCAAAGCTAGTGAGTGGGATTGAATCACCACCAACTGTTATGATTGTTGCGTTTTCTACTTTTAAGTTTGTGTTTGTATCGACTGTAACTGTAGGATTAGCACCAGCAGTCTCTGATAATGTCGTAAAACCTTTCATAGCAAAAGAAAACTTTGCAAGTTCGCCAACTTTACCGCCTAAAGTAATATCTCCTGTGATACCTGTAACATCTCTATATGAGCCATCAAGATAACCTTTCGCAGTTCCTTGTACGAATGACTTAGCAGGTGTATATGTTACATCTGTTGATGCTGTTACTACCTCACTCAGTCCACAAGCTTTTAATAGTTCTCCATAAGATGGAGCAACACCTAGAGCACCACCAGTTCTTGCAATAACTTCAACGGTAAAGTCTGTTGTTGTTAAGTCAGGAATAGTTTGTGTCTGATTGTTTCCAGTTGCACCATTCCCTATGTTTTTATACTCTGTTGTTTTAACAGTTGGTAGAATTAAAACATCTGCTGAAGTTGTAATATTATCAGTATCAGCTGGTACCCCAGCAGTGCTAAACAGTAGGGTATTCTTAACTGTTAGTTGATTTGCCATCTTCACTCTCCTCTATTTTTATATATCCAGCATCAATAAAAAACTGAATGTCTTTTGTGATTTTTTTCACTTCACAAGTGCCATCTTTAAAAGTCAATGTCTTACCATCAACCTTTAATGTGCTATTTCTCCTGATTTGTTTTAGCTTCATTTTCTTCAACTCCATTAAAATACTCAGCACAAGCATTTGCACTGTTAAAGGACTTCCGATAATCATCTTTAGATGAATACCAGAGACTTCCTATATTTTTAATACCTAAGAATCTAAGCTTTTTTAGCTTAGGCTCTTCTTTTTTCTTAGCCATCTTATGCTCCTATTTTCACTTTTAGGTTTGTGATTGGAGAAAGTTTTACATCAACTTGAAGCTCATACAAACCTCCACCTTGAAGTTCTGCTAAAGTTAAACCACTTTTTGATGCAAAAGTAGTACCTAAAACACCTATAAAGCTAAAACCAATAGGATGTATAATGTAGAGTGATTTTGTTCCATACTCTTCTTTACCAGCACCATTACCAGACTTAGCTGATTTGTCATACATTAAAGGGTCTTTGATATTTTTTTGAGCAAATGCAAATGCACCATCTTCTACAAGAGAAATAATCCCATCGCTCATAGTGTCATCTACGATAATTGGAGTTACTTTGTTTAGTACATAAGTAGGTGTGTCAGACTGAACAATTTGAGTGATACCATCTTTTACGACTGTTACTTGACCATATTTTTCAGTAATTATTTCACTTACAATTGTTCCAGCATCTTGTTTTTCAATAACATCAAAAAGAGTAGTTGAACTCATATAAGCGTTTGCAAGTTTACCTACACCCATATCTTTTTTGATTTTTCTTGCACTCGTAATAAGTGTTTTAGAAAGATCTGCTGTTCCATCTCCAATAGTAATAGATGTAATGTCACTCATTCCACTAATCGTTGCAGAAATAATTCTATTCCACTGAGTAGCCCAATAACTGCCCACTTTGTTAAGCACTAGCTGATTTGGCTTTGATGCATTAAGCAAATCTTTTTGGATAGTTCTAACAGCCCACCATTGATTACCGTAAAATGTTTTTACAGTTGCTTCATCAAAGAGAGGTTCAATAGCTGATACCACAGTATCACTAGCATCTCCTAGGTTTTGTTCTGCCCAAGCACTATCAACTATACCTACAGTAAGAGTAGACTGCACATTGTCATAATCAAGTGCGTTTAGAAAGTTCTTAGCACCCTCACTAGCACCTGTTACTATTCCAGAGTTGATTAACTTATTAACATCTGTTGATTTTTCGAAACTCACTGATTTCCATTTATTGTTTTGGATAACATCTTGAATTGTTGGCATTTTTTAACCTTTTTGTTTTATTTTTTAGGGGATAAAGTCTTGATTATCTCCACCACTATTCCCATTTTCACCCGCACCACTTCCACTATTGCCTTTAGGCTTTAGCAAAAATGTTTTCTCATCTAAAATTTTTTGAACACCGTTTTCAAAGTTAAGTGTCTCTTCCCCGACTTTAATTCCGAAGCCCTCACTATTTTCCACTACAAGCTTATCTATAAAAGAAGAGGCTACCTCCATATCAATAACATCAAACTTTGAGAGTGTTTCAACCATTAAAGCCTTTTTGTTAGCCTCTTTTGTTTTGAGTTCAAAGTTTAAAGCTCTCTGTTCTACTTCTTCAAGCTTTGATTTAAACTCTTTTTCAATGTCAGCATTTGCACTTTCTTTTGCCTCTTTGAGTTTTGTCTCATACTCTGTTGTTAATGCCTCTCGCTCAACAGATACAGACTCTTTAAGCTCTTTGTTTTCAACTCTAAGCTTTGCATTCTCATCATTTGCTTTTTTTGTTACAAGTGATATTTCGGCATCGATAGACTCTGCCACCTCTTTCGTAATCGTTTCTGCCTCTAGCAGTTCTTGCAGTTTTTTAAACATATTTAAGCCTCCAGCTAATATTTAACAAATCATAATCCATTAATTACTTATCTTTTGGAAAAATATTCACATACAAAGTAATAAAGTTGTGAAAAAGGTTATGCTATGGCAATTTACACTTATAATGATGATTTTATAGTCTCTAGTATTGATGTTACGACTCTTGATAATGAAGAGGCTAAGGCTATTTCTGAAGTTGATAAACTTAGTGTTACAGATGCTTTCTATGTAGAAAAGTTAGTGTTTACTAAGGTTTACATATCCTTATCACTTATGCAACTTGAAAACGATGGCATGGAAGCAAAATATAAAAGCTACTCAAAAGAATATAAAAACTATTTATCACTTGCAAAAAGCAAATCATCAGCTTCAAACATATCTATAATGCCAATAATGAGAGGTTAGTAAAATGACTCACTATGATGTACTTGTTGATATAAAAGATAAACTTTCTGCTATAACTGATATAAAATCTTTAAAGATTGGTTTAGAGAGTGGTATAGGTTCTAAAGATTGTCCATTTATTAGAGTAATTGCTAATTCTAATACTCAAGAGTTTCGTGTAGATACGCTTAATGTTAGTATTGTTTATGGCTTTGATGTAAAAAACAAAGACCTTGAGAGTATGTATGAGAAGATGTACTTACTTGAAAAAACAATCAGAGAAACTTTAGAATATAACCTCACACTTGGCGATTGTTTCTATGTCTCAACTGTTACTGATGAAGATAAACTATCAAATCTCAAAACTGCAATGAGTACATTTAGAGTTGATGACATAAGGCTTATGCAGTGATACAGATAGATGGCATTGATGAGATAAATAAGAAACTTCGCTCACTTGATAAAAACTTAGCACCTGCACTTATTAAAGATACTACAAAAGATGCTTATAAAAACATCAAGAAAAGAGCATTAAAGCACTATGTAACTGGAACTATGGAAGATAATATTTTCTTTCGTGTCAGTAAATCAAAGTTAGAGGGTGTTGTAGGTATAGATGATAATGGAATGATGGTTGATGTTAAGGGTTCAGAAGTAAACTATGCTCTATTTGTATTACTTGGCACAAAACCACACCAAATTAAACCAAAAGAGAAAAAAGTTTTACGATACAGCAGTGTAGGTCATTTTGTATTTACCAAGATGGTAAAAAAACATCCACGATACACAGGCGATAACTTCATGCGAAAAGGACTCAAAGACACAATGGATAACTTAGACTCAATAATAGCAAGGATAAAAGATGATTGATTATAGATTTATAAAAGAGGCATATAACGGTAATGGTGGTTTTAGTGATGGTGGGCATTTAGATAAATTTCCACGTGAGAGTGATGAGAAGTTTACAGAGAGACAAAAGATTGCCTACTACCCTAACCTCTTCGCTTCAAAAGTAAATAGATATGTAGGGTATCTCTTCAAGACTACACCTATGCGGACTTCATCAAATGCAATTATTAGACAAATATTAGATGATATAGATGCTAAAGGTAACTCTATAGATGTTTTTATGTCAAGTTTTGCAAAGACTTCTAAGGCTTTAGGTGGTGGAGTTGTGCTTATTGATATGCCTAATGTAATTCCAAGCAACCTACAAGAGCAGACTGCTAGTCGTGCATTTCCTTACATAGTAAACATTGAGCCATCATCTATCACAAAATATAAACTCGATAGATATGGCAAGTTTGAGTATGTAGCTTATAATGATACTATCAATAACTCAACTTATGAAAAAGAGGATATTCAAGAGATAACTCGATATTTTGATAAAACGGGATGGAAGATATACGAAAAAGACAAAATCATCAATCAAGGTGAGCATAATTTAGGTATTTGTCCTGTTCTGTATTTCGGTGAAAATGGTGTTTTCCCTGATAGCGGAGAGTTTAATCAAATAGCATACTTACAGAAGAGATACTATAATCTAAAAAGTGAACTTGATGAGATACTGCGAGGTCAAACATTCTCTATTTTAACAGTAAATGCAGACTCTCCAAGTGATATAGAACTTAAACTCTCAACTGACAATGCACTCATCTATGGTAATGGTATGACTCGCCCATCATTTATTGCTCCAGATAGTGCAAGTGCTTCAACTTATCAGCAAGAGATACTCAACATTGAAGATACTATCAATAAAGTTGCATATGACCTCTCAACAAATAGTGCTAAGGAGAGCGGTATCGCACTTGATATTAAGTTTCAAGGGCTTAATGGCTCACTCTCAAACTTTGCACTAAGGCTTGAAGATTTTGAGATGAGAGCGTTTGACATTGTATGTAAATATTTAAGTATAAATAACGATGTAAGTATAGAATACCCTAAAACTTTTAATATCCTTGATGTAGAGAAAGAGATAACAATCCTCTCAGATATAAAAGCTCTTGGATACACTCTCCCAATGTATGAGAAGTTAAAACTCCAACAAATCATCTCTAATGACTTAAACTCTGTTGATACTGATAGTATGGACGCTATTAAGAGTGAGATTGAGGATGTATTGAAGGAGTAACTCTCCCTTATATTCTCATATAATTATCATATTATTAAAGTGTTCTTTTTCTTCTCTCTCTAATATATTTGCAGGTATCATAGTCATATCGCCAAGCATAATACTACTGTTTATTTTTTTAGCTTCTCTCTCAAGTAAGTTTTTTATATCTGTAAGATACGATGTAGCATCTTCAAGTTTTGCTTTTTTCTCAACTCTCTTGAAAAACTCTATAATAACTGGAAATATAGCACGATGTTTCACTTTGAGTTGAAATAACTCCTCATCAGCACTACCTGTTAGTAGTAAGCGATTCATTGAGCGTTTTAGTTCGATGTTTTCTCGCTCTAGTTGGTAGATGTAGGGAGCTATCTCTTGTTTGCTTGTTTCGAGCCTTTTGATATACTCTTTTTCTATCGCTATGAAGTAGTTACGAACTTCTTTACCTTTAGCTGTTCTACTCGCCATTGAAATATGTTTGGCTGTGTCTGTTGTTATGGTGTACTCTTTGCGAACTGCTGTACCTTTACCAGCTTTGACTTTTTGAGAGAAAGTTATGTAATCAACATTTTCATCTAAGTTTAAAGACTTTATTTGATTTCTTATCCAATCTGAAAAAAGTTTTTTAATTCCTAAAGTCTCATGGAGTTCTCTTGCATCTACACTATTGACTGTCTCAGCACCTATTTCCTGATTAGTTATTTTGATTAATTCTAGCATTTCATTTTCCTTTAATTCGTTATTTAACGACTTATTTGAAGAATTATATACTAATTTTAATAATAAAGTCAATAGTTTATTCTTTATTTTAGTATTTTTAGTTATAATTATGTACTAAAATAACTAAAAATTTAGCAATACACTTTTAGGTGTAATGCAACAAACAAGGGGCTTAAACGATGGAAAAAGAAGAATTAAAAAATTTACTAAAAAAAGCAAATTTAACTAAAAAGGAATTAGCAAACTTAACAGACTTAGCTCATACATAAAAGCGAAAAGTTATACAGATGTGAAAGATAAAGTGTTTGAGATAGAGGGGGTTAAGTGAGGAAGAGAGGGTTTAGGCTCTCTTAGGCTACTAAAATACTTTCTAAAGACTCTACTGGTTTTAGATTTGACATTATCTCTTCTGCTCTCTCTTTTGTAACTTCATATTTCTTTGGATTAGCTCTAATTTTATCTTTTAATTTAGCTTCTTCTTTACTAGAATGTAATTCCAGCTCTAGTTTTCTTTCGTTACTCATTTTACTTCCTCTAAGGTTACAAAAATATTTTTATTTTTATCTATATTCAATTCTAGCACTTTATAACTTATTTTTCCTTGAATTAAAATCTCGTCTTCGCTTGTAAATTTACTGATTTTAGAAATATCTAGTTCATTAGATATTCTTTTTTTATAGGTTATCACTATTGATTTCCTAGACTTATTTTCAATATCTGAAAATTTCAATGCCTCTGTTTTAGACTTTGTTGCAGAGCGAAATACATCATCAGGAACAAAATCAGTACCATTATTATGTGCTACATACAGTCTACTTACATAGTCATTATACAACTCTTTATCTTTTGTTTTTTGAATGTAAAAACTTTTTCCACGATACAGAGGTTTATTTTTTGCAAATTCGCTATCATATTTACCAAACATATTTAAAATGATTATTGCAGTATCTTTAAATTTAATCTCCTGAGTCTCGAGATTAGTAAAATTCTTTTTAACTATATTTTTTATAATTCCTGCATTTTTCGCTGAATTACTCCATAAATCAATAGCTTTTTTCTCTATCATGCTTATATTTTTCTTATTTAAAAATTTCATCCCAACATTATACCCCAAAACATCCCCATACCTCTGCACTGGATACTTAGGTCTCGAAATATTAAAAATACTCTCCACACTCTCCCCATCATAGAATTTTTGCAGTTTATTGTGAGAGCCAAGTATGTTTCTTCTATCGTTAAGATTGAAACTCTCAAGTGTATCTTTTTCAGGGTTTTTTACTGCTCTTTTTTTGACTTTGTCGTAGTGAGGAATGTAGCGGCACTTACACCACGGATGATGTCCTAATGTTATCATATCTTCTTTTTTATAGATTCCTTTGCCATAACCTGAGTCTAACTTGTCATAGTAATCACAAATATCAACCATAGGATGCCGACTATTCATTTGGTGCTTCACAAACTCTATTTCACTGTCATCAAGATAACGTATAGCATTTTCTAGCCCTTTTTGATTTATTGCACCCATTCTATCGCTTATCTGTTTTAAAGTGACAAATTCTGCAGATACTTTTTTGTTCTTTAGCTCTCTTTGAAGATATCTAGGGAGTTTTTTTCTTACTTGTAGCACTTCACTATCATTAAAACTATACCCATCATAAAGTTTTTTACTAATATTTCCTATAGTTCTTTTTGCTTTGATACTATCGTTTAAAATAGCTATGGTATCGCTCTGTACCCTCTTTTTGTTGTTATAAAGCATATTAGATAATTTAGGTTCTTTGAGTATCACACCAGGCAGAGGCTCACTCTTAAACACTCTGTTTACTTCATCATAAACACCTGCCATTATAAGTGGGGATACTGCATCATTATACTGTTGTAGCTTCTCGTCTAATATCTCACTAAATGCTTTTCTATTCCATTCGCCTTGAGCATCATAAGCACTCATCACTTCATCGTACAACTCTTTTGAAAGCTCATCTATACTCTTCAAACAACACCCCCTGCTTTTTTACAATGTTTCTTATTTGACTCTCACTCTTATCGTACATTCGTGAGAGTTGCTTTATCTTTTGTGAATGTTCACATGTCATACTGTTAAATATGTTTTTAATCTCATCGTGTTCACTTTTGCATTTAGGAAGATAAATCCTGCATCCTTTAAACTTCTGCATTAGCTCTTTTGTTAGTTTCACACCTATTATCGGTATTAAGTATTCAGGAGTTATATCTACAATCATATCAAGCCTATTTTAAAAGATTTAGTTTTACCTAGCGTTTGTATTTTGTTACTACAAGAATAGCGTGTGCTGTCCCAAAAGTGGTTATATGCGTCTATCGGCTTATTAGTAGGCTTATTTGTAGTCTTATCTACTGCCCAAGTATAATTATGTGCTTCATTGATAAAATCTTTCAAGTGTGCATTTATAACTATGTGATAATCAAGCAAGAAGTCTATCCCTGCGTTTATACTATCTTTGCCTTTTATAGCACCTCTTATCCTTGTAATCCCATCAAGTCTAAGTGTGTCGATACTCTTTGGCTCTGCACTATCAGCATAGATTATATGTTTGTGAGCATGGAGTTTTTTAATCTCATCTGCTATTTGAGAGTTCAGCAAACCTTTTTTATAAAATCCATCAAACACATAAAATATTTTCTCTTTTTCATCAATGTAATTTATACAAAATGCTGATGGGTCATTTGTGTAACCAAAGTCTAAACCCTGCAAACATTCCAATCCTTTCACTTCATCCTCTCGAATAACTCTAATCTCTACATTCTCAAAAACAAGCCCCTCTGCCTCTCCAAACTGTCCCAAATAAGTATGATTATATTTCATAGGTCTTTTGGCTTTCATCTCTTCTGCTTCTTCTATGATGCTTTGAGGTGCGTAAGGATTATCCAAATATGTTGAGTGGATGACTACCTTGTTATCTTTCTCTTTTATGAGTTGCTCTATCGCATCAGTCTCATTTTTAGGATTGTATGTAAAAAATAGCTTACTGCCATTAACTCTAATCGTTGGAGTAAGTAATCCAAGAGAGTATTCACTTATTGTTTGAGCCTCTTCCACCCAGCATAGGTCATAACCTTCTAAAGATTTCATAGTATCTACTGTGTGGTCTTGAAGTCCATTAAAAATAATATTTCCTTTTCTAGTCTTAATTACTTCACCTTTTTCATTCAGTATTAATTTTCTGTTTTCATCTCTTTTTAGTACACAATTATATATTTCCTTATTTAAAATTTCAAAATAATTTTTTAGTCCAAGCATATGAATTCTATCTTCCAATAGCTTTTTAGACGATTTATCAATACTTCTCTGTATTTCTCTTAAACAAACCAAATTTAAGTTAGGATTTTCAACTAACCTAGTTAACAAATAATCAGCAACTGCCCAAGATTTACCACTCCCACGCCCACCACGCAAAAAATAGTATCGTGCCTCTTCTTCCCATAATGGATTATAAATTGGTGCAGGGTCTAAAAACATTATACTTTTTGTAACCTCACTGTTATGCCATTCGTCTCTATATTGTTTTGTTGATTGTTTTGATTGTTGTTTTGGATGTTTACTTGACTTTGTGAAAACCTCTCATTCACTCCAGTAGTTACTGAAACTTTATCAACTGCATCTGCCAATTTCTTATAATCATCTGCCTGTAAGTCATATTCAACAACTGTAGCACTGCTCCCACCCTCCCCTATACTCTCAGTAACTACCTTTTGAGCTTTTCCATTAACGATGTGCTTTTTCATTTTATCAAGCAAAAGATTAGAGATTTCATCTACCTTTATTCTCTCAATAACAGCCTTTTCTATTGCATTTAATTCTATTGGATTTTTTACGGATTTTTTCACACTTTCTGCAACCACGCAAACATCGACGACATCGGCATTTTCGTGACTTATTCCATACAGAATTTTTTTAGCAGTTTTTGAGTCTATTTTGTAGTGTTTTGCAATAGCATTGTAAGACTTAAATTTACCAGTCTTCCAATCTGCAATAATCATATTTTTTTTACGAGTTGATAACGCCATTCCCCAACCTCTCAATCTCTCTATCCAAATACCACCTAGCCTTTTTCAAGTCTTCTAATCCATTCTTATTTTTATATCTACTAACATATTTCACAACATTACCAATACAAAAACTTAGCTCATTCGCTTCTATAAAATCAATTGGTTCTATTTTTAAATCCGTGTAATGCTTTGGATTAGTTGCGTCTTTTTTCATTGATTAACTTCCATCTTTACTATTTCTATTTTTACCCCATCAAACGCAGCGTATTGCTTCCTAGCAAACAAAACACTCACTTGTGAGTCATCTTTATATACTACACCATTTAAAGCGTCCTTGATACTCTTAACAAGGTTATCTGTATCTGGTCTTGATGTGTGCCATTTTGCTG